TATAAGATTCGTTTGATATAAGGTTTCTGAATATGATGTCTTCAATTGTATTCATATTATTCTAAATTTTTAGCTGCTTCGTTAATGGCGTTTAATAGTTCAGTATCAGCGGTCAAGATAACTTTTTGTCCGATTGCGTAAGTGTCTTGAACTACTTTTTGGAAAGTAGGATCGGTAAGAATTGGAAGCCAGAATTCCTTACATTCTGTTTCCTTCAATCGGTATTTCTTGTTTTCCTTGTCTAGAGTGCTAGTATACCATCCATTCGATGGTTTCACAACATGTCCTGTTTCAAGTGCTATGTCGAGCAACCCACTCCATGTACTTATACCACCTTCAAATGAAACAGAGATAGGAATTTTTGATTTTTCTTTTACATAACGAGACTTCTCTACATTAATAATAAAATTGTAACCTGTGAGTTCGGTTCCATCCTTCTCTTGTTGTCTTCCAAGAATAAAGATAGTATCCGCTGAATAATACGAACCAGTACCACCACCCACAATATCTTTTGGATACATTCCAATTTCTTTGTAAGTATGATTTACCACAACCATCGGAATGTCGTTCATAACAAGATATGGAGTTACCATACGAAACAAAGACTTGATTTGCTTTGCTCTACTCATGTCTGCTACTGATTTACCTTCAACTGCATCATCCACTTCTTTCTTTGAAGCCAAATTACCAATCGAATCAATAACAATAATTACTCTTTCTCCGCGTTCCAGCCCTTGTAATTGTCTTATGATATCAAACTTTAGTTGTTCGATATCTTTGATTGGTGTATGCAATACTCTATTTGTATCAATTCCAAAACTTTCAAAATATGATTGGGGAGTTCCGAACTCCGAATCATAAAATAACAAAGCAGAATCGGGATACTTTTGCATATATGACTTTGCCATCAGCAAAGAAAATGCTGTTTTAAAATGTTTACTCGGTCCCGCCCACATCGTAACGCCAGGAACAAATCCACCATCAAGTCTGCCAGATAAAGCAAGATTGATTACAGGAACACTTGTTGCAATCATGTCCTTTTTAGCAAAGTATTTTGATGTCGTTAATATATCGGATTCTGTGATTGTTGAATTCTTTTTAATTTTGTTTAGTATATTACTCATATTTACTCCATATAGTTTTCTAGTGTACCATTAGTAGGTAGTTTGTCAACCCCTTTACCAAAGCACCAAATATTTTCAATAAAATCTTTTTCTAGGAAAGCAGACAGATCGTTTGTCTTTTTTGGTCTTTGTTTGATTCTCATGCCAATTTGACCAATAAAGTTTGCTCCTAGTTGATTGCACATAAAGTCAACCATTTCATCGCAAGTTCTGTATCTTATTCCACCAATAACAGGATCCATAATATTAATCATTACATATCCCCCATCATTGATTACTTTCCATGCATTTGTTAGCATTGGAAACAAGAACCCATCTCTCCAGTTACTATATTCAATGTATCTGGCCCATGATTGATCTTTTTCGTTTTCTCCACCCCTATTGTAAAGTTCCGTAGAAAAATATGGAGGAGAAGTAAATAAACAATCAATTGGATTGGATCTAGTATTCCAATCTATATCTTCTGCGGGTTTTCTGTGTATCACCACATACTTTTTACCCCAACAAAAGAAATAATCTTCTTCTTCTTTGATATAGGGTTCATTACAACCTAATTGTTTTTCATACCAAACACATTGTTTTTTGTATGTTTCAAATACTTTTTCGTTTGGATCGCAACCATAATATTCGTATGCGTTCGAAGCATAAAATGCAGCAAGACGATCTCCCCATCCACAACTCGTATCCATGACAGATTTTGCTTTGGTTAAATCATATATTGTCTTTGCAACATGAGGTTTAAATTGAGTTGCAACATAAGCACCCAAGCGAAAAGATCCTCTCCAATTGTGAAGTCCTACGCTCTTGTTACCCAATCTCCAAAATGTATAGTTCATCTTACGAAGAAGTTGTTCATCTTTCCAAATCTCAAGTGGCGCAGCAAATCCATATGATCCACAAGAGTATCGATTTTCTTGCTGAAAGATATTACTAATATCATTATAGTAATGACCAAATTGTATTAGTCCGTTTCCATAAACAGAAAAGGGATACTTGTAATCATCATATTTTTCAAGAACATCTCTTGTGTGCAACAAAGATCTAGGAATATAAAACTTATTATAATCTTCCTTACAGAGTCTATGAAACTTCTTTGCCGCTTCAGACTCCTCTATCTCACGAAATGGAAACTTTGGTTTTTCTGTAACAATGTAATAAGCAAGAGCATCTTTAATATCCTGCTTGGAATAATTGTTATTCATATCATTCCACTTATCGTAAGGTATGATAGGAAGTCCATTTGAGTCTGCACATTTTTTAATTTCATCTACAAGATCAAGCAAACAGGGATTCAAGAGTGTTTTCCTTTTTAAATTTCCAACCAATTACATTTAAAATATTACAGAGCGGTTCTTTGAATGAAATCTCAAACTGCTTGTCAAAATCCACAAATCGTCTCAAGTCAAATTCATCGGGGACTCTTCCCACAAAAGAAACAACAGAACCACCAATCGTGTTGGGTTGCTTCAGATAAACAAATTTTATCTTTTCTCCATCTTTGATCAGAGAATACTTCTTTTGAAGTTTGTTCTTGCGTATAAAGTTATTATACAGCAATGCACCCTTTACTGCAATTGGAGTAGATTTTTTGTAGATTAGTGTAGAATCTGCATACTTTTCCATTCCATTACATCCGCGAGGGAATGAAACATCTTCAATTGAAGATTCGTTGAATTTCTTTTCAAAGTTCGCAATATATTCTCTCATCTCATCTTCCGTACCATTGAGAATAATATTAATACAATCACCCAATGCATCACGAACAATTTCTGGCGTAGATGATCGTGCGGTTTCGACACCCAGAATCTTTTGTTCGGGTGTCTTGAGTATTACTCCACTTTCACCAACCATTACATTTAACATGTATCGTTTCTTGGCAGTCCAAATACCTTTGTTTGCAATCGCTTCGCGCTTCATATGCATTTTCTGTGCATATACATTCATTTTGGTTGCTAATCCTTGGTATTTTTCTTCAATGAACGGTTGTAGTGCTTTATCACAAACATTCAACAAAAACTTTACTTTTTTCTCGTCCGTATCATTTGGTAATACTTTATTAACCAATGTATCCATTCGCAAGTAAATACTATCTGTATCACTGGCAATAACATAGTTTTCGTTTTTTGTTCCGACTGCATTGTTCATGTAATCGTTTAGACAGGTTTCAATCCAACGAATCGACAATTGACCCGACAAAGTAATTGCTTCCGCAATATCCAAGTTAAAGTATCTAAAATATTGATTTCCAATTGCACCGAAAGCCGAGTTAAGTTGAATCTTTCTTGCCAACTGGAAGTTGTGATTCTTTGCAATCTCTTTCTTCAGTTTGCTCCTCTCTTCAACCGTAGCAGTATCGGGAAGTTTGGCAAGTTTTGCTTTTGCTTCCAACATTTTATTTTTAAACATCTTTCGCTCTTCGTACAAAGTTTCCATCAACTTTGGTAAGAACCCTTGCTTATCTTTGCGATAGGTCGTTGCGTTTGCTGCGACAGACAAATCTTTTGATGAGTATCTCTTCATGGATGTTTTAAATTTATTTGTTTCATCCAAAACATCATCAACAGAAAAACTATTTCTTGCACCATCCGATGTGATAGTTTCTGGCGAAAGATTATACTGCATAATCAAATGTGGATACAAAGAATCCAAGTCAAACGATGCGATCCATTTGTGCATTCCGACTTCGGGTTCCTTTACATACGCACCAATAAACTTGTCTTCCTTTTCCTCTTGTTCTTTCTTTAGAGGAATAATAATGTTTTGAGAGTTCAAATGATGATAAATGATCTGATCCCAAGTCTTTACTTGTGAGAAGATATCGTTATGGTTTACTTTTGCCGAATAAGCAATTCTCAGAGCAAGTTCCATCAACTTCAATTTTTCCTCAAGTTTAACGACAAGATCAACATCTCGCACATTATACTCGACAAACTTCGGAAAGTTCTTTGTGTAGAAGTCTCTTAGACTGTCATATTCGGTATATGAAGTCTTTCTTTCACCAAGTTCGACATATGCAATATGATCCAACTTGTATGATTCACGGTTTACAAATGTCAACTTTCGATAAAGATCAAAATAATCAAGAGTAGAAATACCAACAAGATCATACACAGTATAATCTCGCTGCATTACCGTAACAATTCTTTCCTTGATATGATTCCACGGAGAAAGTCTTTTTGCTTCCCCGTCACCCAAAATCTTATTGATTCTATTAATAAGATAAGGAATATCAAAAAAGTTGATATTCCAACCAGTTACTATATCAATGTCTTTTTGTTCCCAAAATTCTAGGAATGATTCGAGGAGGTCTGATTCGCTTCTGAAGACATAACATTCATGGTTATTAGAAACAGCGCCAAAATCATTAAGTCCGAAGGTATAAATAGTACTCCCCATGCGAACAGTAATAACAATAATTTCTTCATTGGCGACATTTGCATCGGGGAAGCCCTCTTCACATTTGGTTTCTATATCTATGTATGCCACATTAAATTTGTCAATATCATACTCCAGTTCGTGACAAAATTCTTCAGCAATAAACTGATATTTGTAGTCAGTATTTCCGTAAATGTCAAAATTATCGACATCCGAATACCGATCTAAAAAGTCACGACAATCGTTAATAGAACCAGGCTTAAACGGTTCTAGGTGCTGACCAAAAAGGGTTTTGTATATGGTTTTTTTATTTGTGGGAACAAACAGAGTAGGGGAAAAAGCAACCTTTTCATGGACTCTTTTACCGTTTTCGTAACCCCTGTAAAGAATATTGTTACCACGAATTCCAATATTAGTGTATATTTTTTGATTTGACATAAGCAGAGAATAGCACACAATAGTTTATAATATCAATAATAGCATCTTCATAACCTTCGTTATGGACTGTCAGTTTACCAGATTCTGCGAAAGTTGACAAGCGAGATAACTTGTCGCAAAGTCGCACCAAAAATCCAGCTTCGGTTGAACAGATGTTCATTGCTTCACATCTCTCAAAATTTGCAAATGGGGTTTCACCACCATTACCTGCGTAATCATGGTTTTTCTTTTTCATTAATTCTAGTGCTTTCTTTGAAATTTCTTCATGATGTTTAAATAGTTCTTCACGATTCATATTATACTCCTGTGGATCCAAATCCACCTTCACGATTTGTCTTGATTGAAGGAGGAGTATAGCATCTCTCCAGCAAATAGTCAAGATTTTTCACCAGTTCTCCTTGACAAATTCTATCACCCTGTTTAATAAAGAATGGAATAGCAGATGAGTTATATAAAATTACTTTTACCTCTTGAATATAATCCGAATCAATTACACCTTCACAGTTACCAAGAAAAACACCATTCTTTAATGCTAATCCCGAACGAGAGTGTAAACGAACAGAATATCCTTTGGGAATATCCATTATGATTCCAGTAGGAATCAATACTCTAGATTTTGGCATAACACGAATTATAGATTCTTCGGTTGCCAATTCTTCAATAGAATCTATTGAATTTTCATACCAAATTTTAATAGATTCGTGAGCAACACATGCATGTATATCAAAACATGCAGAATCTTCTGTTGCGTATGTTGGATAGGTTGCGTATGGTGATTTACAATAAATTTTTAATTTTGGAATTTCGTTCATAATATATACTACCTTATTTCAAAAATGTTAAACAATATCTAAAATTTCGTTCTTTCTTTGTTCTGTTAATAATCCAACAGAAATCAAATAATTTAGTCCCATAATAGTGAGTGGATCGTCGCTGACGATCTCCTGTGCAGCCTGTGCAAGTTGCTGAAAGTCCGCGACGAGAGGATCGGTGTTTGCAGCAGCGCGGAAAGCCGCTCGTTCCTGTGGAGTGAACCGAAGCAAGAACTCATATGCCGTAAAGATCATGCGAAGTTCATCTTGTGTCTTTTGTCGCACCGTCCACACGACATTGACGGTCGTAGGATTCACTACGAATGACTTGACAGCAACCTCGTTTTTTGATACTTCTGGGGGTTCGGATTCAATGACAAGTCTATAAACATCCTTTTTTGGATTGCCCGTCGATACCCATTGTGAATACAGGGAATCTTCTATGTCCTTGATTCCTACAATCATCGTACTATTTGCCGAGTTCTGAATTATTGCATACTTGCTCATCCATACCTCCTTATGTCATGCACCTCTACCAAAGGATCCTCAACCACGCGGGGAACCACCGTTCCACCGTTAAACTCGTAATCACCGACATCGAAATAGGGTGCTTGGCTGAATGAAGGAACATTGCTTGTGTATTTTCCGACAAGGTCGTTGGAACTGTTGCGAATCCAAGGAGAGTAGAGACAGAGGGACTGAGGTCTCACCTGTATCGTCCTTGCCCCTTTATGCAGAGATGTGATCTCGTCTGCGGTAAGTGCTGCATTCCATACACCAAGTTCAGCGGAAATACCAAACGGAACATCCGCAATTGTGTAAATTACGGGATTTGTGCTTCCAAAATTTGGATCGTTGCTTGGATATGCTCCAATGGCTAATTCCTCAATTGTCAATGGGGTGCGGGAAACTGTAGATGTGGTGGAGGCAACGGCATTCACATACAATATGCGACTGGTCGCGCTTGCGACTACTGCCGTCACCATGTACCATGTGTTCTGGCTTATGGAAACATTGGTGTTGGTGAGGGATGTGTTACCATTTGAAGTCAATGCCCGCAACCTCATTCTCAGGGGTGATCCTGCGTTGTCTTCTATTATGAAGGCATTACATGCAACTTGTCCTCCCGAACTGGTGTGGTGTACAGACAAAACTTTGGTTCCATTGCTGCCAGTCTTCTTTACCCATAAGTTGATGGTGAATGGAAAAGTAAACAGGCTTCTGGTAAGGTCTCCCACCAATTCGCGCCATACATAGTTTCCGTTTCCATCGGATTCTTGAAAATTTTGACGGATTGACATTATGCACCGCTCCTTACTTCGACTGAGATGAGTTCGGCATCGCCAGTCATTGTGTCGGATCCATTGGCTGCGTCCCTGAACACCTTGATCCTATACGGATCTCCTGCCGTCAATCCGTCGATGTTCGTTGTGGTTATGGTCGTGGTTGTGATGATTCCCGAAGTTGCATTTGTTGCGCTTGTGGTGGTAGCAGCCGTAGCGAAGGAATCCGAGTCGATGTCCGTGTTCATTCTTTCATACTGAATTCCCCAGACGCAGTTTCCTGTTGTTGCCGTGGTTGCCGTCCAGTTGATTCTAGCGGTCAATCCGCTACCTAATACCGCTGCTTCGGGAATAACCGACACAAAGACAGCCTCTTCCCGCGTAGCAGCATCAAAATCTAGAATCATAATAGAATTTCTTGTATCAATGGTTGCATAATTTGTTGCTGGTGGTTGATTATCAAGTGGAGTAAATATTCCATATGTTTTACTTCCACCACCACCAGTACTAGCAATAGTAATAGTATCAGTGGTGGCGTCTGTAGTTATTGCTATACCAGATCCAGCAACTAATGTCAAGGTATCCGATGTTGTATCAGCAACAACATTTGATTGACCTGCTACAGCAATCGTAGAAAATAGATTTTGATCACCAGTATTGGTTCCACTATTAACAAGTCCAGCAATAGTTATAGAACTTGTAAAATTTAATCCTACTATATCACCGTTTTCATCCGTAATTAGACACGAAAGTGGTTCAATCGTACCAGGCTCATGATCCATCATTTTTGTAAAATAAGAACCAGCAATAGGAATTGCGGTTCCGTCTTTTCCCGCAATCACCACAAGGTTTTGTAGCATATGACGGGGAAAATTATTTACTATATCTGTAACTAGATTAAAATTTCTTTGATTTGGATTCCAACCCGCAACGAGATTACCAAACGAATCTTCACCGATAGTGCTTGTATTTGCATTAATTATGTGCAAATTACCATAAAATGGCTGAAGATGCCTTGGATAATAATCAATATTATCTACATTTGGATTTTCGGTTCCGTTTGGTAGAAATAATTTTGAAATGCTACTGGGTAGTACAAAGAGTTCGGATCGTTTCACAGTCAACCTCCAAACACATCAACTCGTCCTCTGAGTAACATTTGATCATATCCCGATGATGAGGATAAAATTATCGTATAATGATACTTATTATTTGTCAAAGTGTTGATAGTTTCTTCGCTTATATCTATGTCGATTCTTCCATCTACAGTCACAGAAAAATCTATTGTATCATTTATATTTTGATTTGTCGATGGATAATTTGAAATTTCAAGAACAGTTTCTCCACCATTTAATGCTCTTGTCACAATCATTCTACATTCGTAAGTTGCAATTGCATTTGTTCCATTAAAAAACAAAGGAGTTGTGTTATCATCCTCAAGTGCTTGAAAGGATAAACGAAAATCCGTATTTTTATTAAATGTAAGATCGTAAGAATAAGGAATCATTATTTTTTACCTATATGGTATTTAGGACACAATTGCCATTTGGTTTTTTCGGAATGTGGAATTATTTTAATCTGATTAATTCCTGCAAAATTATTATTCATTATATCGGGATTTACAATTTTTATAAGTTTCCATTCCTGTAAAAGTTTGGCAATTGTATTTCTTCTGGCAATATCGTTATCGTCTATATTTGACTCCAACCCATCCAATAGAAATAGTTCCTTAAAATGTACAATGTAATATTTACCTTTTTTATGTAAAATATGACACGACTGAAATAACTTATTTTCTTTTTTGGAAGTAATACCAATACGAGTAAGAGTTTCTTTTACCTTTAAAAAGTCCTCTTTGTTTTGTAATTCTACCTCTAAAAGATCCTCTACACTAATATATTCACTCATTAAATACTCCTAACAATAATTAATATTATTTAGGATTTATTAGTATTTAAATGATGATAGGTGTCTTTAATGCTCTGAATCTGCTCTTTGGAGAGTATTTTGAGGTATTCTTTAGCTTTTTGGCGCGAGCAAGAATAGACTTGCATCACCAGTTCTTCGTCCTCTATTTTTTCCGTTTTTAACCATTTGGTAAATCTTTTCTTTTTGCGAAGAGTGTTTAGATAGAAATAATGAATATCTTTACCTGTAAGGTATTGACATTTATTTACTTCGTTCGCATAAAAAATAGTGTCCGAAAAAAATGAAAAATACTTGTTAACAAGGTAGGTTGGGTACTTTTTCTCTTCTCGTTCAGATAGTTCTTTATAAATATTTTTTTTCTCATGACTCACATCATTAATAAAATCAAATAGTTCCATTATTTAAATTCACACTCCATCATAAGTTTCACAAAATATGCGGATAGATTAATCTCGGGATCTGCAACAAATGCAGCATCTCTCTGATAGTCATTTGAAATGAGAATTGCGGTGGGAATCGAACTAGCTACAAAATATTCATCAAATCCTAGTTTAATTTTTCCTACGATGTGACTAGAATCATAATGACCGTTTTCAGTCACCCACTTACGAACTTTGGCAAAGTTCTTTTCTTTCATCGCAAGAATAACTTCCTTGATGGAAAAATCTCCAGCATCGCTCAAAATACCCGAATCAATTGTTCCGCTAATAGAATATCGTTGAACTTCGTTCAATAGTCTACGAAAATCGGGAGCATACTTCATTACCAGTTTGGCAATAATCTTTTCTTCAAACTGAATA